CAGGCCGTACTTGAGCGCCAGTTCGCCGCCGCGGGTCTGCGGGCCCGTGGCCGGCGGCAGCACTTCGCGGTCGAGCGGGACGTAATCCTTAATCACCGTGGGATCGGGCGGCACGAATTCCGCCATCGGGCGCGCGGCCATTGAGCTGCGCGACGTGATCGACGGCGGCACGAAGGGCCCGAATTCTTTCCGCGGCGGCGGCACGAACTCCGCGAAGGACGGTTGCGGGTTCGGCACGTACTCCGCGAACGGATCCACGCGCGGCGGTACGAAGTCGGGAAACGGCGCGCGGGCGGCCGGCACGTACTCCGGGAAGGCGCGCGCGGCCGGAGAGACAAAGCCGGGGATCGCGGGCTGTGGCCGCAGCGGGAGATCGGGCACGGCCGGCGGGCGCCCGACGACCGGCAGCTCGCCGCCGGTCTGCCGGATCAGTTGTAGCCGCTTGGCGTAGTCCTGCGCCGTGCGCGTTTCGAGACTCGGGAGCTGGAACTGGGTCGTTTCGATCGTGCCGGGCGTGCCGGCCGGCGCCCCTTCCGGCGGCGCCTTGAGCCGATCGGTCACGATGTTGGTCGGATCCATCAGTGACAGGCGTTCACGTACGGCGTCGATGACGGGCGCCTGCTGCGCGTCGGCGGCGGCCTGGCGCGCGCCGGCCCAATCTTCGAGCCCGGCTTGCGTCTGTCCCTGTGCGGCGAGTCGCGCTTCGTACTGTTGACGCGCGGCGTCGGCGCGGTTCGCGTCGGTCCCTTCGGCGGCGGCGCGGCGGGCGTCGTACTCGGCGCGCGCCGTCTGCGCTTCGATCTCGCCGGCCTGATCATAGACGGCTTTCTTCGCGGCGTACTGCGCTAGGGCGGTGTCGTGCGCGGCCGCGGTCTTGGCCTCGTGGACGACGCGATCGGCGTCATAGAGCGCGCGGGCGGCCTGCTCGCGCACGGCCAGCGCATTGTCGTGCGCGGCCTGACTCGCCGCATGGCGATCCTGCGCGGCCTGTTGGATCGCGTCCTGATTCGTTTCATGGACGGCCCGCTTGGCGTCGTACACCTGGCGCGCGGCGCTCAGCTCCGCTTCGGCGGCCGAGGCGCCGGCCTCGGCGCCGGCATCGGTGCCGGCGAGCCCGGTTTGCTGCGCGCGGAGCTTCGCGTCATAGACGGCCTGCGCGCGGGCGGCCGCGAGCGCATCGGCCTCGCGGGTCGCGCGCGTGGCGGCGTCGTACCGGGCGCGATTGCCGGCTTCGGCCAGGTCTTGCGTGGCGAGCTTGGCGCTGCGCGCCGCGACTTTGGTGCTCGGCGCGCGCGCGGCCTCGACGACGGCCCCCGGCGCGCGCACGACTTTCATCACGACTTTGGGCACGGCATCAGCCACGGCGGCGCCGACTCGCGATTCGGCCAGCTCCGGCAGGAACAGCGGTGCAATCGCGCCGACGGGCGCCCCGAGGGCGCCGGCATAATCGCCCTGCTTGATCAGTTGGGCTTCATGCTCCGCGAACGGGCCCACGATAGGAACGGACGCGGCGGCTTCGTTCGCCGCATCGGTGTAGCGGCCCTCGCGGATCGCTTGCGGGACGTTCCCGAGGCGGAGCACGGGCGCGAGCGGACTCGCCGCGATCGTCGCCTTCGGATCCTGCGCGAGCCCACGGCCTTCCCGGTAGGCACTCACCAGCCCGGCACCGCTGAACGGATCATGCCGGAGGATCGCGGCGGCGCCGGACATGAGCCCGGAAGGGGTCAGGCCCGCGTTGGTCATCAGCTCGCTCGCAAAGCGCCAGGGCGACGAGCCGCGCGACTCGACGGCGATCTGATTGACGATCGCTTCTTCCTGCGCGGGTGTGGCCGAGGCCGGTATTTCATGCCGCTGGCCGTTCACTTCAATGATGCGTGTGCCGGTCGGATCGGGCGGAACCGTGCGCGTCGGATCGGCCGCGGCGGGTTCGGCCGGCGCACGCATCTGCGCTGCGAGCGCGCGGATTTGATCGGGCGTGATGTCGATCGGCACCGTGACGGGCCGGCCGCCGATCGTGATGGTTTTGGTTTGCGGCATGATCGCTCACCGAATGGGATTGCCGAATTCGTCGTACTTCGCGCCACCGCTCGACGACGCGCCGGGGGCTTTCTTGACGGGGTTGCCGTTCGCGTCGATCGTCCACGAGGACGTGACCGGCGGCAGGTTGCCCGAGGCGCCGCCCGTGTCGGGTGGCGGCGCGTTCCCACGCGGCGCGTACTGGTTCTCGTCGCGCCCCGTCATCGGGCCCACTTGCTGCATGGCCTGATCTCGGTAGCTGACGATCCGTTCGATCTGATCGAGCGACCCGAGCGCCGCTTTTCTCGACCAATCCCCGGAGAGCGATTTCGCCGCGCTTTCGAGCGCCGTGTTCGTGGGCGAGTAGCCCGATCGATAAATCGTCGCGAGGTTGGCTTGCATTTCTCCCATCGCGCCATCGAGTTTCCGCGCTAACTCCTGTGCGTCTTGGCCTTTCGCGCCCGACTTGGCGAGCGCGAGATTCGCGGCACTCAAGAGCGGCAGGCCGGCCGAGTCCCATTGAGTGACGAGATCGCGGACCATCGGGATCGAATTCTGCGTGAACTGAATCGAGTCGCGCAGGCCCTTGTACTGCGTGCTGTTGACGGTGTTGATCCACCGCTGCGAGGCACTCCAATCTTGTTGGGCCGACGAGAGATCGAAGCCACGCTCTTGCAAGGCCGAGCGTACGGGCCCGGCCATGCGGTACAAGCCGGTCAGCACGGGCGGCTGTTTCCCGCTCACGATCCCCTCGGCAATGTTGTTGATCACGTCTGGACTGATCCCGCCAGCGCCGCCGCCGCCGGGCCCGAGCTGCGACCGCGCCGGCATGCCCGCGATCGTGAGCGCGTTTTTGCGCGTCAGATCGTTCTGGCCGCCCACGAAGGTGTTTTGCTGATTCTGCCGATCGAGCGCATCGATCGCGGCCTGGTGGGCCCGCACCGTGGCCCAATCATTGTTTTGCGAGGCGAGCGCCATTGCGTTTTCGTGCGCTTGTCGAAGCTGATCGGGCTTGTTCCCGAGATCGGTTGTCTCGGCATTGAGATGCGACACCGTGGCATCGCGGATCGGCTGATTCGCTTGGAATTGCGCCGCCGTCTGCGCGAGCTGATCTTCTTCGGCCTGCTGGTGCCGGAAGTCGATCGCGGTCTTGGCGTCTTGCACCATGCGCGCGCGTTCCTGCGCGGCATCGAAGGCCCGCTGCCGAACCACTTCCTCGAGTCCTTGCTGGGCGCCCTGCCAGCCGCCGATCCCCTTGAGGCTGATCGGGAAGTTGAAGCCGCCTTCCGGGAGCGTGTTCCCCGCCATAATCCACCCTCCTCAGAATCGGCCGCTGCCGGAGCTCGTGCGGCCGAGCAGCGCGCGATTCGCCGGCATATTGACCAAATCCATCGGGTCGCTCGTGTCCGGGCCGCGCGGCGCGAACGAGATAGAGGGCGACGACACATCGTTGTAGAGCATCGACGCGGCCCGGCCCGGATCGGGCGCCACGCCGGCCGTGGTCGCCGCGCCTGGCCGCGGGCGCCCGTAGGTGTCGATGATGGTCTGCAGCGCCGTGTTCTGTTTCTTCGCCGTCTGTGCCGCATCGTACGCGCCCGCCGCGCCGCCGAGGGTGCCGGCGACGTTGAGCGCGGTATCGACGCCGGTCGGGCTCACGCGATCGGGAATGGTCGGCAGGCCCGCGGGGTTGCCCGAGAGCATCGCATCGAGGGCAGTTTTCGAGAGCGCCTGGCCCGCGGCGCGCGAGTTCGGGCCGAGCAGCGCCGGCGAGAGGCCGCCCGAGAATTTCCCATTCTCGTACGTGAGCGGTTGCCAGTTCGCCATGATGTCGCCCAGGCCGACTTGCTCGGCGCGGCCGAGCGGCGCCGAAAAGTTAGTGATCGCGTTGGCGCGTTCCGCGTTGTAGCGCGCGGCATTGGCGGCATCGGTCTGCGCGCGTTCCGCGGCCCGGCCCTTCTCCACCGCGCCGGCCACGTCCAGCCCGGTTTTGATCGCCTCGCCGGCCTTGCTGTTGTAGACCTTCCCGATCGTGCTGAGAATGCCGCCGGTGCTCGCGGCCGTGGTGCCGGCCCCCGCGCCGCCCGCCGCCGCGCCCGTGCCCACGCCGGCCGCCGTGCCCGCGCCCGCGCCGACCCCCGCCGCCGTGCCCCCAGTCGCCGCGGCCGTGCCGGCTCCCGCGCCCCCCCCCGCGGCTGTGCCGCCGGTCGCCGCCGCCGTGCCCGCCCCGGTCGCGGCGGCCGTGCCGGCGCCGGCCCCGGCCCCACCGCCGGCCGCCGATGCCGCGCCGCCGCCCGCCGCCGCGCCGATCAGGCCCGCGCCGAGTCCGCCCGCCGCGCCCATCCCCAGGAAGATCCCGAGGTTGCGGAGGAAGTGATCGGGCGCGTACGTGCCGGGCACCCAGTTGCCGGCGCCCGTGCCGGGCGTGTCGATGTCGGCCATGTCCCCCTGGTACCCGTTCATCCGCGCCGCTTGCTCGCGCGAGATCCCGAGGTAGTTCATGGCCTCGTCGATCTGCGAATTCGGTTGCCACGTCATCAGTTGCCCGTTGATATACCGGGTGCCGGGCGTGACGATCTCGTCGGGTGTCGCCTGCGGAAGATTTGGCATGATGCGCGTTCCTTACTGGCCTGCGGCCTGAGCCCATCGTTGCAGTAATCCGAGCACGCCGCCGCTGTTCTGATCCTGCGTGTACGACTGTTCGGCAAACGTCTGTTTGCGCGTGTCGAGCCCGAGGTTCGCATCGAACTCGCGCGCGCGTTCCGCCGCCGCCGCGCTCGCCGCGCTCCCGGACGCCGCCATGCCGGCTTGCTGGAGCGCGTAGTCGAGCCCGTATTCGCGGATCTTCTCGGCCATGCCCGTATCGAACTGCCGGCCGCCTTCCCCGATCTGCATGCGATCGGTCGCATCTTGGAGTTGCGCGATTTGCAGTTGCAGCGCGTTCTTCGCTTTCGCGTCGAGCTGGTCGCCGGCGAGCTTGAGCGTGTTTTGGAGTTCCGTGATGCGGCGATTGGCCGCGTCCGAGTAGGTCGCCGCGGTGATCTGCTGTTCGGTCGCGGCGCGGTTCTGCGCGAGCCCCTGGCGCGCAGCGTCCGCGGCGCCCGATCCGCTCTGCCCCGAGTACGCCATCCGTTCCGCGAGATCCGCCTGGTTCCGGGTTTCGGCTCGCTGGCCGGCGGCGCGCGCGGCGTCGAGCGTGGCTTTGATTTCCGGATCGTTCTCCGAGGGCGTGACCCCGCGGCCCATCATCTCGACGAGCTTCGATTGCAGGAGGGAATCGACGGTCGGCGCCCCTGGCGTCGTCGGCCCGAGGTTGCCGGGCGCCACACCCTGGCCGCCGGCCGCGGCGAGCTGCGCGTTGACGGCATTCGGGTCCGAGTGGTACCGCTGCGTCATCAGGGCTTCAAGATCGGCCTGACTGGTATCGGGCGCCGCGGCGGCCGGGGCCGCGGCGGGCGTCTGCGTGTCGCGCACGACATTCGCAATGTCATCCGCCTTGAACGTGTCGGCCGGCGCGGGCGCGGCCTGCGTGATCGGTTGCGGCTGCGCGGCGGCATCGGCCGAGTCGATCATCCGCTGCGGGCCTGGATCGGCTTTCGCATCGCCAGGGCCGGCTGTCGTCTGGACGACCGGATCGGGCGTGCCGGCGTTGGCCTGATCTTGCTGAACTTGATTGCGCTGATCTTCTTCGCGCTGGCGATTGAGGGCGATTTCCTCGTCGGATTGCTGGCCGACACCGCCGCCGGGGTTGGTTGCCATGTTACGGATCCTCCACTTCGATCACCATTTGCACGGCCGCATGCATCGGGCCCGCCAGCCAGTTGCCGTCAAAGCGGTAGAAGCCGATCGCGGAGTCGCCGGCGACGAGGTACGCGATGCAGGGCCCGGCGGTCGAGGTGTTCGCGTACTCCCCGATCGCGCGCGCGGTGTGGGTCGCGCGCAACCCCTCCGGCAACCGGAGAAACACGGTGGCGGAATTCGCGGAGAGCGTGCCACTCAGGAGAAACGCGCTCACGCGCAAGTCCGATCCGACGCGCTTGTAGCGCAAGGCCGGCAGGGCGCTCTTGTCCCACGTGAGGACGGCGGGCGGGGTCGCCGTCCACACCGAGGCGCTGAGCGGGTCATAGTCGCGCCAGCGGCCATCGGTGCGGCGGTCGAGCTGCCGGGACACCGCTTCGGTCTGCGCGTAGGCAGACTGATATTCCCGCACCGATTGCGGGGGAAGGCCCCCCGGCGTTTGGAACGCCGGATACACGAGGGACGGCGGCGGGCGGTCAGGCACTTGTGTTCCACCGTTCCTGACTGCGGACTTCAATCGGCAGCGAGACAAGATCGAGATCCCAATTCGCGCCGGCGACCGTCAGCGGCACATCGCTCAGTTCCAGTTGCAGCACGTAGGCGTCTTGCACGAGGAGCCCTTCGTACCGGATCAACACCTTCGATTCGGCCGATTGGAGCGGCGGCGCGAGCGTGCGATCCGCCGTGATTGGGGCCTGGTCGAGAAAATTGCGATAGAGCGCCACGCGCAAGTCGGTCGGCGCGCGATCGGCCTGCAGGTAGAGCCAATCGGTGACGAGTTGTTTGACTTGGAACTCCGCGCCGCCCAGGTCGAGCACTTTCGATCGCAGGGTCGCGAAGTAGGCATGCCCGGCGTCGGTCGTTTGCGTGACATCGCGGATCAGGAGCGTGGCGCCCGTCGTCACGATCGGCTGAAAGACGGCCGTCGCCGCCGCGCCGAGGCCGGTCGCGCTGCGCCGCGCCATCACCGAATGCCCCGCCGCCGCCCAGGTGCCATCGTCCACCGTCCAGCCGAACCGCACGCCCGTGGGTCCGGTGTCCTTCCCGAACCGGGAGTGAAACGTGAGCCCGCGATTCGGGGTACCGATCCCGATCGTCGTGCCCTGACAGATCCAAAACCGCGCGGTGTGCGTGTCGTTGTGGTAGACGCCATGCGCGCGGGAGAACTCGGGCGCCGTGCGATTGAATTTCGCCCATTCGTCTTGCACGTCAAAACCCAACCACTGCAAGCCGGCGGCCCCATACCGATAGGGTCCGGCTGTCTCATCGAGCCACATGACGCACGGGCGCCCCATTTCATCCTGGCCGGCGAAGATGGAGCCTTCGATCGCGCCGACATCGGTCGAGATCGTGACGCGCTTGAAGGGCGCCAGGACGTTGCCGGTGGGCACGAGCAGATAGATCCCGCGCGATTGGAACACGAGCACGTTGCCGTCGATGGGCCCGCCCAGGCCGCGATCGGTTTCGCCAATCCCGCGGCCGACATCGATCCAGTTCTGTTGGGGCGTGTCGCCCGCGAGGACGACGGGCACCCGCTCATCGTCATCGGTGTTGCTGGTCCCGAGGACCGGCGAGAACCAGACGCGGCCGGGCGTCGAGACATTCCCGGCCTGCGCGTCCGCGCCGCCGAACGCGCCGAACCCGATCAGGCGATCGACACCCGAGAGGAGGTACTTCACACTCGGCCAGGTGTTGTACGCGCCTTCGTCCGGCGCCACGGGAAAGCTCGCGTAGCTGGCCGGCGCGTGTGCGTCCTCGAATGTCGGCGTGGTGGTGATGTCCAGATCGCCGGAGATGTTGTAGTAGAGCGCGGCATCGGACGAGGCGAACACGACGTAATGGGTGAACCGCTCGACGGAGGTCGGGGGCGTCACGAACACGTTGACGGGCGGCGGTGTGAACCCGACCGCGGTCCCGAGATTCGATTGCAGTTGGGTGACGCCGCTCGCCTTCTTCACCTTGAGTTGAATGCGGTAGTACCGGAGGCCGCCAGGGCCGGGCGGCCCGCTGGTATTCGGCGCGACGGTGGGCGCGGCCGGCGCCCCGAGGCCCACGCGGCGCACGAGCGTGGGATTCTGCGGATCGAGCACATGCAGGCGATCGAACGCCGTCAGCGCGGCGCGGTACATCTTACCGTTGAACTGGCAATAGCTCGTGGTGATCGGGGCCAGGACCGGATCGTTGGGGTCGTCGATCGCCTTCTGCGCGGCGGGCGTGCCGATAAACCGGGCCCACAGTTGTTGACCGTTCTGATCGATCCAGAACAGGTACTCATCCGTGATGCCCGGCGATTCAAAGGTGCCGAAGAACCGCCCGAGTTTGACGAGGCCCGTGAAGGGCACGCCGACGAACACGATCGCGCTGGCGCCTGCGCGCCGGGTCGGGAGGCCATCGAGGGTCAACGCCACGTTCGTGGCGAATTGCGCGAGCACATGATCGCGGAGTTCACTGGGACCGGGCCGCCCGTCGCGGCCGTAACAGCGATCCCACGTCACGATCTGTGTGCCGGCCTTGAGGGCCACTCAGGGCACCTCGACGTACACCGGGAAGCCGAACAAGTCGGGATGCGCGGGGTCGAGCGCGAAGTCCCCGACATGCGAATAGAGCGTGCCGCGAAATGCGAGCAGGCCGAAGCCGTTCGGCCCGCTGGCGGTCGCGCCGACCGTGATCGGCGGTTCATTGTTCGGAATCGTGACGGCGCGGAGGAACCCGCGGGCCGCACTCACCAGCACGAAGGTGAACCCGGCCGCGAGCGCCGCGGGCGCCGGCGCGGCGGCCGGCGGGACAGGCGCGGCCGGCGGGGGCGCGGGGGGCTCGACCTCGGGCAGATCGGGCGCGGGCGCAAGCTCCACGGGCGGGGAATCGTTGTCGGTTTTGCGGCGGGGCATGGTGCGGACTCCTTAGCGGTAACTGGACGCGGGGAACCACGGGCCGAGCACGGACGTACCGCCCGAGCGGTGATCGTCGGGCACCATCACGTCGGCGCCATCCGGTTGCGTGCTGACCCAGCTATTGAGGAAGGCGAGGGCCCCGTCGTATTCGCGCCGCGCGATGCCGTAGCGGGTCGTGTCGCCACGCAGCTCGTACTCTTTCATCCGCGCACCGGCGGCGAGGAGGTAGTGAAAGCGGAGCGGAATCGCGGAGGAATCGCCCAGATCCACCAGCGGGATCACATGCCGTTCCCCAAACACGGTCAGGGTGAACGCCCCCGAGGGCGTGGGGGCCAGATAGAGCTGGGCATAGCGCCCGCGCGATTGACCGTGCGGGATCCGCGCAATGAAGAATTGCGCGGGGTTGCCCTGAATGACATCGACCGTGCCCGCCACGACGGGTTTTTCGACTTCCAAATCGGAAATGTAGCCGCCCACCGCGGGCACGAGTAACACGCCGGCCGGCGCCGTACTGTCGAGCACGGCCGTGTGGCGCAGCCAAATATCCGAGTTCGGCGAGCCGATCCCGCCCTTCGTGACAGCCATGCAGGAAATGGTGGTGCCGTTGTCGGCGGGCGTCGAGAACACGAACACGTCACTCCCCGCGTCCGGCTGAAATTGCACCGACGACCAGCCATCGAAGGCGTACTGCAAGGGGTTGCCCGTCTGCCGCGTCGGATCGGGCAGATAGCGCCGGTACGCATCGGTCGAGATCATCCCGAGCCGCACTTCGCGCGTGGGATCCGTGATCGCGGTGATCCGATCGATATGGATCGGGAGGCCGTAGGCGGCCTTCCCCGGCACGGTTTGCAGCGGCGTTTCGATTTTGAGCAGCCCTTTGTACGAGGGTTGGCCGAAAATTTCGAACTGCGTTTGATTGAGAAACGCGGTCAGCCGCGCGAGCACCTTCGGGTCGGCCACCGTCAGATCGGGCGGATAGTTCAACCGCGTGCAGCAGTCGATTAAGAGATCCGAGAGCGTCATCGTCCCTCCGGGCGTGCGCGGGGCGGCCCGCGCGTTAGGCGGGCGCCGCGGCAGCCGTGGCGGCGGGCAGCACGATCCCGTTCGCCTTGAGTAAGGCTTCCATGCGGTCGCGATCGGCCTTGAGCTGCGCCAGGTCCGCGGCCATCGACTCGGGTGTGATCGCGCCTTTCCCTTCCGCCAGCTCGCGGCAGAACATCAGCACCGAGGAGTTGTTCGCTTCGGCGCGGTCCTCGATCGTTTTGCAGGGGATGAGGACGACGAGCTTCGCGCCGTTCCGACTCACCTTCGCGATCCACCGGCCGTCCCGCGACGATCGCTCGTCGCCGGGATTGGGCAGCGATTCGGAGAGGGCATTGAACGCGAGCACTTCCGCCGGCGTGCATTCGGCTTCGTGGACGCGCGCCGAGTTGTGCCACGTCTCGCGCAGGAGCTTCGGTTTCGGCCGCGCGCGTTCCCCTTCCGGGTAGCTAAACACGCTGATGCGCGGGTTGTTCGGATTCTCGCGATGCTCGCGCCCGTCGAGCTTCGCGAGCAGGCGCCCGATCGTGTCCTCGTTGAGCGTGGCCGCTTTCGGCCCCTGTTGATCGATGAGCAGCTTGAGCGCATCGAGCAAGACATTCTGCGTGACGGGCAGATCGGCGGGTGCGGACTTGTCAGTCGCCATCGTGGGTACCTCGTGAGCGGAATCACCAGCACGACGCGACTGCCGATCGGGGGCCCGGCCGGCCGGGACAAGTTGGCACGAGTGGAACCGGCAGGCCCAACGATCGACAGCCGCATCACAAGGGCCGCGTGGCCGCGCACCGTCGCCGCCCCACAGTCCCAGTGGGCGGCCAACGCACGACGGCGCGCGCGACCCGAGCGCGTTACGGGAGCGCGAGCGAGACGACGAGCACCGACCCGGCGCCGGTCGCGGCCGTCACCGCCGATCCAATGATCGGCAGCGTGCCCGAGTTGATGGCGACCAAGCCGACCGTGGTAATCGACGGCGAGACGGCCTGGCCGACCGCAATCGCCGCATCGGCCAGGCAGACGGCCAAGCCTTCGACTTGGACATACCCCCAGTTTCCGGCATTGATCCCGGAGGAGGTCGTGACGCCAATCGCGCCCGCGGCGGCGGCCGTCCCCGCGGAGATCACGGCTTCTTGATACGGATTGGCGATGAGGCTGACCCGATCCGTGGAGGCGGTGATCACGGAGATGATCAGATCGTCGGCTTCGAGCGTGACCGAGAACGGTTGCGCGGCCACAATTTGATCGTGGCTTTTGATCGCGTACGTCTGGCCGGACAAGACGCCGACCGTGACGTAGAGCAAGCCCCCGGCGTAGGTGTTCGCCGGCACATTTGTGCCGCCGCCGCCCGCCGTCACGCGGACCGTCCGGGCGCCGATCGGAACATCAGCCGTGGGGACCAGGCCCGTGTGCCCGGCGTTGGGTCCGGGCCCTTGCAGGAGGCGTCCGTAGCTGATGCCCCCCGCCACGCTGTTTTTGACCAAGCGAAATCGGCGCCCGTCGCGCGTCCACGCCTGCGTGCCGGCCCGACCTGGCGCGGTGGGCACGTTGAGTAACGTGTCTGCGGCGAACACCGTGGGAACGGATGAAAGATTCATGGGTGTCCTCCCCTAGCTCACGTTGGTGACGACGCCGAGGTGCCGACGCGCCGAGCAAATGAAATTGCCGAACGTGTACATTTTGTGCACGTTCATCAACTGGTTGGCCGGATCGACCGCGGGGTCGAGCTGACAGAACGCGCCCTGCAAAAATTCGAACTTGAGGACTTCGTTGTTGAGGAAGTACGCGGACGCCGCCGGCGCGTCCTCGTCGTAGCAATACGGCACCGACTTGAACATGATCGCGCTGTTCATGAAGGCCGCATCGCCCTTCTTGCCCATGTCCTGCGACATGTACCGGAGCCGCGGGCCGAGGATCGACTGGTAGCCCACGAACGTGCTCAAGTCGCTGATGATCAGCGTCGGCGTCATCTTGACCCCGCCGAGCGAGCACTGGTCGAACGTCAACTCCATCGCGTTGACGAGGTTGTCAAACGGATTGAGTGACTTCGCGCCGCTGTTCTGGCGATTGCGCCACCAGGTGAAGGTCGCGCCATTGATTCCACCAATAATTCCCACCGCGGGAGTTGAGCTGATGATTGAGGGGACGGAGGTCAGATCGAGCGGACCGGGCGCGGTGGTGCTCCACGCCTGCCGATTGATCAGGGCCATGTGGGAATTGCGGCCGTTCTCGATGCGCGCGGCGATGAGATCGAACTTCGCCTCGTCGGTGCCCTGGTTCTGTCGCATTTCCAAATAGCTGTAGGAAATGGTGCCGGCGACGATCTTTTGATCGTAGCGCGCGGCATCGAACACGGGGATCCGGGTGGTCGAAAGTACGTCGAACTCGCCCACCATATCCATCGTGGTGTTTTCGGCGTATTCCACAGGACTTTCAAACAGCCGGCCGCCGGAGGCGGACTGCTTGAAGCCGTTGTCCCCGAGCGCGTAGAACAGCGCGCGGGAATTGAATACGTTGTCTTGCGGCTTCTTCGGATAGACCTTTTCGTAGGTGGACGCTACGCGCTCACCAATGTTCGGATCAGCCATGAGTCACGCCCTTGTGAAACCAAAGGCGCGAAGTCCTCGCAGTCGCGATTCGCGTCGAGGGCGGGACCCGCGCGGGAGGGCGCGGGCCGTTACCCGTTCGAGAACTCGGCCGCGAGGGCTTCGCGCAGGCCGACCGGCTTGCCCTTCGGGACCGCATTGCTGCGGCCCTGCGGGTTCACCGTGTTGGCCTTTGCCTTGTGGTCGAGCGTGTTCAGCACGTCTTGCTTGGCCGACTGCGCGAGCGTCGGAACCACGACATCCAAATAGCATTTGTACAGCGCGGCGGTGATGTCCCCGTTCGGTGTCCCTTTTGGGAATTTCAGACCGAGGAATCGCTCTTTGATGGCGGCCTGATGCTCTTTGAAGCCCGGCAGGGCCGAGACTTCCGTGAGCAGGTTGGTCGCGTACTGGCCGGCTTGCGCGTGCAGTTCCCGATATTGCCGTTCGGACTGCATCCGGCCGAGTTCATCGCGGAGAGGCTGATTGATCTTCGCGGCTTCCGCCAACGTGCGGCGTGAATTCCACGCGAGCAATTTTGCCAAGCCCGCCTGGGTGTACCCGCCGTCCGCATCGGGTGCGGGCATCGGGTCATCCGGCTCTGTCGGTTTCGCGGGCGGCGCCGCGGCCGGCGCCGGGCCGGACGGGAACCGCTGAGCAATCCACGCTTGGAGCTGGCGCTGACTCGCCGGGTTTTGCCCGATCTCGTCAATCATCTGCCCGATCGCATCGAGCGGATTCGCCGCGAGCGTGGTCAGGAGGCCGTTGATCGCGCCCCACTGATCGGGTTGGAGGCGGTCCAACCCTTGGTACCGACTCACGAACGCCTGATGTTCGGCGGCGGCGTCCGCGCGTGCTTTTTGGAGAATCGCTTCGTGACGATCGTACGGTATCGGCCCGCGACGTGCGGGCACGCCCGCCGTCAGTGAAGAATCGCGCAGGGCATCACGGAAGTTTGTCGGAACTTCAGCCGGGGTACTTGGTGACGGGGGGTCCGTGGGCGTGGTGCTGCTCGATCGATCGCTGACGTTCGGAGTACTTGCCGGGCGCGACTCGGCACTCGCCCCCGAAGGGGTCGCGGTTTCGCTCGCTGGACTTGCTACCGGGGTCGCTGAGTCGTCCATGACTTCTCTCAGGGCTGATCACTATCGCGGGTCAGCGGTGCGCCAGAACTACGACGGAAGTTCGCATCCTACACCCGCGCGCGCGAGGCGGCGCGGGTTTTGCTCTCGCGCGCACACGCGCGAGGGACAGACCTTAGCTGTACTGCTTTAGGGCGTCGAATGGACCGGGAAGCCATCGAGCGCCCCCGAGACGTGCGGTACGGTCATCGCCGCCGCGCCCCACTCCTGCGCGACCGCCTCGGGAGTCGCGTGCCAATACAGGTCGTACGTGACGCCTTCGCGGTAGTAGAGCCGCAGGGGTTTCCCATCCGCGCCGAGGACCGGCGGGCCCCACGGCGAGTCGATCCCGTGGAACCGCCGCTGCATGTCCCACAGGTCGTACGTCATCTGCTCTTTCGGCGTGCGGCCGTCGCCGCCCTCGCCAGAGGGCGGCCCGGCTTGCAGCATCATCCCGTGCAGGTAGGGCGCCGCTTCGCGCCAGCACGCCTCCTCGTTCTCGTCGCTGTTCCCCGGCGACAAGTGACCGGGCGGGTTGTGCCAGAACCGCTCATGCGTCGGGAACACGCGCGCGAGCCAGGTGAACACCTTGTGCATCTCCGCGATCGACGTGTACGTTTCCCACGCGGAGATCACGCGACTGACGGCGCCCTGTACGGCGGGGTGACTGTAAAACGGCGTGAGCTGATGTTCGATGCGATCCCAGTCGTAGAGCCCGTGGTCAAACCACGGCGCGAAATCCGGCAGGGCGAACAGCGAACGCGAGAGGCCGGCGAACCGGGTTTTCAGCACGTTCGCGTAGTTGACGGGTCCGGCTTCCAACCAGCGCGTATCGGGGTACTGGCCGTGATAGCCGTTGGCGACGGCCGGCCCGCACGCGGTTTCGCTGTAGCCGCGCGCAAGGTAGTCGCGCAGCCCGCGCGCCGCCGTGTCCGGATCGATCACATCCAGCTCGTTGATAAACAAGCAGTTGTTCTCCTGATTCGGGCGCGGGCCGTACCCGTACTTGCCGAGAATCGCCAGGGCGCCGTAGTACGGGCCCGTGTGCGGCTTCGTCGCCGGATGGCCGGCGCCGAAGAACAGGAGCGGATCGAGTTGCGGCGCGAGCGCAGTCATGCCGCCGTCGTGCCCTTCGCGAGCATGTACGTCCGCTCGTCGCGCGGCGCGATCCAACACGATCCGCCATCGAGAAACCGTTCCCACCCGCCGGCCGTCGCCGTCCAGCGGAGATCGCCCGTGTCCTTGTCCACGGTGAGGTACTGGCCGTCCGCGCGTTGGAGCGCGAGATAGCCCGCGTCGGGATGGGCGACGGGCGTGACGATCGCGGCCTCGGTGGGCGCCGCGAGACTGACGGTGGTAACGAGGGCCGTGGTGGTCATCAGACTCTCCTGGGCGAGCGGGGCCGGGCGCACGCGCCAGCCGTGCTCGAGGTACCGCGCGCGATCGGCATCGAGCACCGCGCCCTGTAACGTGATTTCGATCGGGGCCGGGAACAGCGGAAAGGCCACGCCCGCGACGGGCGCGCGTTGGCCGGGTTCCCACTCGACCGTGGGTTGCTGCGTCGAGGGCAGCATCGGCGCCCAGTAGGGCAACCCCATCGCCTCGCCCGCGCGCGCCGTCGCCGTGATCAATACCGTGTCGAACATCAGCGTGCTTACTGCGGGAAATTGCCGCCGCGTGGGGTCGCGGCCAGCGCGCGGCGCAGTTGTTCTAAGAATCCGCCCGTGGGAGCGGCGCCGACCGGGAGCGGCGCCGGGCGGGTCGCCGCCCGCGCGACCGGGCCGCCGAGGCCCGCGCCGGCTTGGGCCGCTTGCGCGAGCGCCGCGGCTTTCGATCCGGGCGGCGCGACCTGGCCGAGCGCCGCGCCCTGATCGGGCGAGAGGTTGCCGAGATCCATCTTCGGGACCATGCCGCCGGGCGCCTTGAAATTCGCCTCCCCGGCTTGGCTGATCGCATTGAGCTGCGGGAGCACTTGCGTGGCGCGCGTCCAGTCGGTCGGGCCGCCCTTCGCGGAGCCAGCCATCATCTGCACCGAGCGCAGCGCGTCATCCTGATCCGCGTCCGAGGGGCCGCCCTGATCGTCCGGATCGGCATCGGGGCCGGCGTCGGACTTCCGCATCCCGGCCATCGGCTGCGGTCGCGCCATCCCGCCGCCGCCGCCCATCTGGCCGCCGATCTGCCCGAGCTGCGTCAGGGCGTCATTCCCATCGGCCGCTTTCAGCACGGGCGCGTCCCCGGCCTGGCCGGCCTCATCGGCCGAGGTCGGGACGACTTCACTCATGGGCGTGCGCGGGATGGCCGTGGGACGGCTCAGGTTCATCAGGGCGCGACGGAGATCACCAGCCATGTTCGGACTCCCCTGCTACAACGTGTGACCGAGGTAGACGATCTGCCGACACCCGCACATGAAAATGATCTTGTCGGGCGTGATCGTCCAGTCGAGATACCCTTCGTGCCCCATCCGATTTTTGCGACAGCGCGCGCAGCGGAAATTGATTTGCAGCTCGCCGCGCAGGAGGAATTGGCGGAACTCGCGCAGGAACCGCGCTTCCGCGGTCGTGAGCGGCACGGCCGGGAGATCTTTCACGATGGCGTTGCCGGCGCCGTCGTAGAGCGTGACCTGACCTGTCACCGGGGCTTCCATCAGATCCACCGGGTGGTGTGCGGCGACTTGTCCGTGCCGGGCAGGCCGACATGCTCATCGCGATTGACGTAGCCGCGCGCGCGCATCGCGTCTCGATGGGCGCTGCGCGACTCGAATACTTGCGGCGTCTTGTCCATCACGCGATCGACGAGCGGCGTCGAGAACGTGTCGGGGATCATCGCCGGCGGGCGCGTCCACTCGCGCACCGTTGGAAACCCGCAATTCGGACAGGCCAGGTCACGCGCGTCGTACTTCTCGATGCAGTCAGTTTTCGACCAGTAGCACATCGCTGCGGTGCAGACGCGATCGTAGAGCGGCATGGGCGGGCCTTCACTTCCCTTTCGCGACCTTGAGGACGACTTTGGGGAGCGACTTCCCTTTGGTCGCCGCATCCCACTCCGCGACCTTCGCCGCGCCGCCGAGGGCCTTCTGGCCGGCCGGCGTGTGGGCCCACGCTTGCTGTGCTTTGGACACGTAGGGCATCGGTCCCCCGCTTACTGCACGCGCGTAGCTGGCGCCATCGCCGCACCCGCGCCGTCGAGCTGGCCGGTCTGTTCCGCTTTGTGCTTGTTCAAGAGATCCGCTTCGGCCGCGGTCCCTGGCGTGTGGAGGTTGTCGCCCACGCGCGCGGGCGGCAGGCCGGGGACGGCCGGCGGCGGCGCCGCGAGCTGCGCCTGGTCGCCGGGCAGGGCCATCGCCGGCAGCTCCACGCCGGCCGCTTTCGCGAGCGCCAGGGCGTAGACCCGCGTCCGGGGATCCACGAAATCGACCGGCGAGAGCGAGAGCGAAATCGAGAGTTTCGGTTCTTCCTTCTTCGGCGGATCGGGCTGACGGATGATGCGATTCGGATCGAAGCCCCACGCTTGCATCGCCACGCGCCAGAGTTCGATTTGGTTCACGTACGGCGACTTGGCGCTGAAGTTCACGACATCCGTAATCCGCTTCAGGTCGGCGGCCGAGTCGGGCCGGAGCTGCGAATTGATTTTGATCGTGAACGCGAACTCGCCTTGAATGCTGTCGGCGTTCCACGCCTTCCAGCTCACGGCGCCATCGGGGCCGACGATGCGGACGAACGATTCTTCCGTCGCGAACAGTTGGAGGAGCCCGAGGACGTTGCGGGCGATCTTGTCGGTGAAGAAGTACGCCACCATGTCGCGCTCGTACGCCATGCGCGTGTTGGTCGCTTCCTGCACGATCGAGAGTTCCGTGGCCGTGCGCGCCGAGTCGGTATTCACGCCCTGTTGATTCGAGCCGAAGGCCCACGATTTTTCGATGTCGCGCTCGATGTAGTCGTTGAAGTTGTACGACTCCTGACCCACTGAGCCTTTGTCGAGGACGTGGAAAATCCCGGACGGATCGCCCGGCACGCCGACGAAGCCGTTCGATTCGTTCCGCTCGATCTTGTCCATCAGGTCTTTGATCCCCGGCCGCGTGTTGTCGTAAATCACGGTGGGCATCTTCCGATCGCGTGCGCGGAGGAGTTGCGTGCGTCCGCGCGATTGCTCGTCCGAGAGATTGCGCGTCACGCTCACGTCACTGGGCGCATCGGCCGAGTCGGACACATAGCGGACCTTGAGCACCTTCACGGGGAAGCCGGCGATCCCGATCCACTTCCCGTTTGGCCCGCGACGTTGGAGCGGCGACGGCCGATGTTCGCGGGGCGTGTCCTCCCCGTCCATCAGCACGATCACGGCCAGTTCGTTCGGATCCTTCACGGTCGGATCGAACGACGCGCGGCGGTACCAGAGTTCCACGCCCGTGCGAACCGTGCGGCCCGTGAGGGCATCGACGGTGGGCTTGGAGAGCATCTGTTCGTCCGCGGTCGGATCCGCGCTTTTCGTGCCGGGCCCTTTTTCGGGCGCATCTTCTTCGAACGTGAACCCGATCCAGTTCGCCAGGTCGTAGTCGAGCCCGTGGAATTCGATCGGGCGCAAGAGCCGGCCGGGGGAAATGCGGCGCACGTAGTAGTTCTCGTAGACCGGCACCTCAACGGTGCGCGGCGGGCCAGGCGGCAGGCCAGGCGCGGGCGGTTCGCCCGGCACGTCCACGGGCACGCTCGCGGACTCGTACCCGATTTTCACTACGCCGTACCCGGTCGGGCAGATCACGTCGAACACGATCTCGGCCATCGGCACGCGCACGTTCGTGTGCTCCGGCCCGAGATAGTCATTGAGGATTTTCTGGACGACCGGCGCGACCGCATCGGCTTGCGGCCGTTTCCCGGTGAGCTGCACTTCCGGGACACGGTAAAAGAGTTGGGGTTTTTTGTTCTCGGTGAACGCGAAGGATTGCGGAATGGAGACGAGATCGCGCGTCAGATCGGTGCGCGACAGGTAGCGGTTCGTGTACCGCTCGATGTTCTTCTTGCCTTCATCCACGACCTCGCGTAGGCCCTGTTTCGCGGTTTCGACGCGCTTGCGCCACTTCCCCGTGTCCTCGTCGGACCAGGGCAAGACCAGGAGCGGATCGGGGGCGGCCGGATCGGGCGCAGGATCCGGCGCGATCGGATCGGGCGCGGGTCCGCCGCCGAGGGGGTTCGGCGGGAACATCGCCCGCGATCATACGCCTGTTGTCGAGCGGCGGTGGAGATACCGATCGATGTACGACTTTGGGGCCCCCTCGATGTTCCGGCTTTCCTCCCCCGTCGCGCCGCACGTCACGCACCGGATCGTGCAGTTGATCGCGTCCCCGATCTTCCGTGGCCTACCGTACACGGCACGACCGGCGCGCGGACACGGCGCGCGCTGGTCGCAGAGCGGAGACGCGATCGACAGAACAAGGCGGCGCGCGCCGGCCATCACCGTAAATCGGGAATGCCAATGCCCGGCTCGGGCAGCGACGATTGCGTCAACACGAGCGCGAGGGCATAGATCAGCGCCAGGCCGACGAGGAGGGTCACGACTTTGATCGGCGGCGACATCGGTACGTCTTGGTCTAACAGGTATAGACAAACGCCCAATATGACGAGAACGATTAAGAGAAGCACGTCGATTCGACTCTCAGCGTTTGACGAGATCTGCTCCGACGAGTGTACGGGACGTGGCGCCGCGGAATTGCTGATTGTCCCATCAGCGGTGAAATCTCGGCAGGGGGATGTCGCCCACGAAGGTTTGGAGCAGCCAGAGCACGAGCACGATCACCACCACGACGCGCAGCGCGACTTTGATCGGCGGGGACATGGGAATGTACGACTCAATCAGCCAAAGACAGACGCCGATAATGACGAGGACGAGGACGAGGCCAATCAGGCCCATAGCTAACCTCCGGGGGGTCGAGACGGGGTTCAGCGTTTGACGAGATCTGCTCCGACGAGTGTACGGGACGACCGATCGCGGAATTTGTGCAAAACCGCACCCCACGTATCGGGGCCCGGTTCGGGCGCCGGCACGGGTTGCCAGGGCGGCGGCTGGCCCATCAGGAAGAACCGCACCGCATGCGCGGGGAACGCGAGCGGCGAATCCTGCACGTCATCCGGATCGCCGGGCGCGGCGACCAGCGACGGCAGCGTGCGAATGAGCCGCGTGCAGACGGGATGGACGATCAAGCCCGGCGACCAGTCATCGCCGTACGCGCGCGGCCGCAGCCAAGAGCGCAGCCGGGACCAGCCATTGACGCGATCGTCGTTGCCCTTGCGGAGCGTGACGCCCGCGTAGGCGAACACGGCGGCGATCGACGGGCCCGTGACTTTCTCCGGCCACAGCGACGGTTGCGCCCACACCGCGCCGAGGGACGGCACGACGCGGCGCCGGAACTCCGCAATGTCCTTTGCCGCATCTTCCGGCGGCGTCCCGCGCCAGGTCAGCTCATAGCGGCAGTACTGACGGCCGTCCGGGAGCCCGATAAACACGCCCATCCAGGCCGGCTCCGTTTGCGACCAGTACATCGCGCCGCTCACCGGGTAAATGCCAGGTGTCACCGCTCAACCTTGCGCGCGTCGGAGCAGAACGTCAACGTGTCGGCTTGGATTTCGTCCCACGTTTTGGCGTCTCGCGGGTTGGACGGTTCGATCGCACCATCAGCTCGACCACCAGGAACCAGAGCGCCATCATGGCGAGGGCGCCGATCACGTCGGAGAGGGTCATCGGGCCCTTTCTGTTCGCGCTGCTCGACGAGGCGGCCGGCGACGAACGCGAGAATTAACACACCGCTCAACGCCAGGACGGTGAGGGCATCGGCGGCCGTCATGCGCCGAGTTCCTTGCGCGCTTCGAGCCGCGCTTCGGTTAGAGACGCCATTGCATCGTGACTGCCCTGCTCCGCGTCGGGATGCGCGCTGCGCGCCCGCTCGCGAAACGCCGCGTCTACCTCCTCGCGGGTGACAGGCTGATCGGGCGCGAAGCCCAACGTCGTGCGCCACGTCTGCCCCTTCGCCGGCAGCGCGGTATAGCCGGCAAATGCCTGCTCGAGGTTTCCGACGCCATAGCGATCGATCGCGCGGATCGCGTCGATGTGGTGAGCAATCGCCGTGAGGTTGTCGGCCACGCGCGTCCACACGTCGCACGCCAGGACCCGATCCTGGCCCTTGAGTTTGAAGTACACCGCGGCGCCTACGTCGTCGGGTTCTTTCTCGCCGGCGTAGGGCAAGCCATCGAGCCGCAGCCGCACGTTGGTGGAAATGATCACGTCGCCGTCGCGCACGCCGAGCCGGCGCAGCTCCGACAACAGCCGGGCTAACGCGCTCGTCATCGTCATGTCGCGCATCGCGAGGTCGCCTGGCCGCTTCGTGCCGAACCGCGCACGCTTCCGTTGTGTGCGGACGGTGCGCTTCCAGCCGGACGGCCACGAGAGCGGCCATCTCTCATTTGTGGTCATGCCCACAATCTACACCTAGAGCGCCAGTTCGCGAACGTGCGCGTTCGTATCGAACTCGAAGAACTGGCCGACGAACACGGACCAGTCGCCGTACCGGAGCTGGCGGTACCGCGCCGCCGACAGGCCCGAGAGATTTTTTTCCGCGTAGTCCTCCGGCAGGTACGGATTGTCCTCAAGCGTTGCGAGGATGTAGCCGTGGATGTCGGGGTTGTAGGTCGGGTACTCGCGCGGATCGGGTTTCTTCGTGATGTAGAAATCTTCGAGCGTCAGCATGCCCTGGCCGCCAGGATTCGAGAGCATCCACGTTTTCCCGTCCGTCGCGCCGAGCGCGCGCGCCGTGGGGGACGCCCGATCGCGCGTCGGCAGCTCCGTCAGGGCACGGGGCTGAAAATTCACCGCTTCTTCCACGATGATCAGATCGTGGTCGGCGCCGAGATGCTTCGCGATGTCCGCTTCGTTCGCGCACACGCCCATCAGGAACGCGGAGCCGTTCGCGAAGTAGATCGCTTTGTAGTTGCCGCCCGCGAATTTCACGTACCCGTGGCCGTAGCGTTGGAGATCGACCGCTTCGGCCGGCATGTACTGGGAATGGTTCTTGTAGATTTCATCGTACGTGGTCCGCAGTAGGATCACGCGCAAGCCCGGCCGGTTCAAACACTCGCGGTATGCAAGCCACCTTGCACCAAACGATTTTGAGCTCCCGGCGGCGCCGGCGAGCAGCGTGCGCTTGTGTGGTGAGTCCGCGAGATCGATGTTGACCGGCAGCGGCAGGAACAGCCAGGGCGATCCGCCATCAGGTTTCGCGTTGTCGGGCAGGGTGCGCGCGAGGGACGCGGCGACCTGGCGTTCCGCGCACGCGGGCGTGAGGCAGAGCCATTGCGGCGGCGCGGCGTGCGCCAGGTAGAACCGGCCGCCACACCAGCGGCAGCGGGCTACGCCGTGCGTGACGGGATGATCGGGGACCGGCGGCGCGAGTGCGGCCGGCGAAGATTCTGCCGACGAGATAGCGGGCGCCGGCAGGCTCCCCAGCGTTGGCGTGTCCCACATCAGCTCTGTGGGTGGTGCCATCTCCACCGGCCGCGCGATCGAGTCTGCCACACCCGCCGCCGTGATCACACGACGCGGCCGCAGGCGCTTCGGCACATGGCCGGGCACACGCGGGCGTGAGTCACGTTTCGGTTTGGGCTTCGGCTTCTTCGCCATTGGGGGCAATGTCGAAGGCCCGAGGGTAGCACGGGCTTAGGGCGTGCGGGTTTTCCCGCAGTTGTCGGATCGGGAGTGTTGGTGTAGCGTCAGAGCTGCAATCGTTGGGTTGAGGATGGGAGTTCGCGACGAACTCCGCGCGAAACAGCCCCGCGTTCATTTCACGGGGGGGGTCCGTGGATGAGGCCCGGCCGGGATTAACCATCCTGGCCGGGCGTTGTGTTGTTTGGGCCCGCGCGTTTCGGTGTGTTACCGTTCATGGCGCCCGATCGGGAGGTCGATCGGGCATTTCGTTGCGCGAAAGTTGAACAGGCACGGTTTGCACCCGTGAGCTGTTCCAAATGACCCACTTAGGGAGGGTCACATGCCGGACCACGATCCTAGCAAAACTCCGTCTTTCCCGCCAGTACTAGCCAAGCGACCCGAACCTCTCTGGACACCTTCTAAATGCCCCAAAGTGCGGATTGGGGAATACCGCGAAATGCTCAGTTTGGCGCTCGCCAAACTCCATGAGTACCACAAGCGCATTGAGGCCCTAGAGCTTCGGGTCCGAGAGCTGCACGCGGAGCTGCGCGAAGCGCGCGAATTGTTAATGGGGGGTCAATAGCATGGCCCGCCAGGAAGCAGACGCAGAACAAGTCCTCCTCGAATTTAATCAAAAATATTTCATCGCCGGCGACGGCGACAAGTGCCGCGTGATGCGCCGGGTTGAGGATGACATGGGGCTAGTGCGGCTTGTCGGTATGGACGAGCGCAGCTTCGTGATGATGACGGAAGGCTTCGGCGTCATCGAAGAACACGCGGGCAAGATGGTGGAGGTGCCACAAGGCCAGTGGTGGCTGCGCCATCCGAAGGCGCGGCGGTTTGAACATATGGTGTTCGACCCCACGCCGGGCGCGAAACTCCCAAAGTCGGTCTACAACCGCTTTCAGGGCTTCGGGTTCACGCCCGACGAGATCAAGCCGCACGACTACCCCACGATCACCACGCATATTCGGCGCGTCCTCGCGAACGACGATCCTGAAATGGAAACTTTCATTCTGAATTTCATCGGATCGATGATTCAACGGCCGCACCAGCCAGGCGGCCTGGCGCTCGTGCTGAAAGGCGGGTTCGGTACCGGGAAAAGTTCGCTCGGGTTGATGCTCCGGCGCATGATCGGCCCGCAATGCTGCTATCAGCTCGTCAGCCCGTCTCAGCTTGTCGGAAAGTTCAACGCGCACCTGGGCGACGTGATTTGTGCAATCGCGGAAGAAGCCTTATTTGCCGGCGATCGGGCGGGCGGCAACGTCCTCAAGTCGCTGATCACGGACAACGTAGTGTCGATTGAGCGGAAAGGGCGAGACGCCTTCCAGCAGCGAAATTGCCTTCATCTCGTGATGATGTCGAATGAGGATTGGGTGCTCCAACTCGCCGCCGGCGATCGGCGCTTCGTCATCAGTCAGACCTGGGATGGCATGGTGGGCAATCAGGAGTATTTCGACGCGCTCTATGCGGAGATCAACGGCCCGGCCCTGATCGGGTTCTTCTACGACCTCCAACGTCGCGAACTCCCCGATCGGTTGGCGATCCCGACCGAGAGCCCGGCGGTGACGCACTACCGCAACGAGCAGCAAATCCGGAGCTTGAGCCCGTTTATGTCGTGGCTGTTCGGCCGGATCTCCGAGGATGCCATCGTGCGGCGCCCGGAACCGCTACCGTTCGGGTCGCGCGTGTCGAAGGATGATGTCTACACAGACTACCTGCGGGAAATGACGGAAACCCGCGTGTCTTACCCGGTCAATACAGCGCATTTCGCCCGGCAACTCCTCGCGGTCCTTCCAACCCTGGCCGAGCACAAACTATGGGCAAGCGGCGACCGGGCCCGCGTGTGGGAGTTCCCTTCCTGGGCAGACGCCGCGACCGCCTTCGAGCAGCACCAGCGCACAACCGGGCTATTCGATCGGCTCGCGCACGACCAATCCGAGTAATTCCAGTCCGGGCAGTCCGGGTACAGTCCAGGTAAAAATTGTTACCCGGACTGTACTAAGTGTCGTATTTACATCAACTTACCTATTCCAGTCCGGGCAGTCCGGGTAAAAGCGCACTATTTTCTCTACACGCGCGCGCGCGCGCTGCGCGCGCTACGCGGAGATGTTTTCTGCCCGGAAAACCCGGACTGCCCGGACTGTACGGCGTAAGCGTAAGCAAACATGGCAGTTAGTACAGTCCGGGTAAGTCGAAGCCAAGATTTTGCCCGGACTGCCTTACCCGGACTGTCGCGCTCGGGGCAGAAACAAGGCCACTTGCCGACCGTCCGTGGGCGCCGCCAGGAGGTCCGACCAGCGGCCGCCGCGTCTTTAGCCGCTTCACGACTCCCCTGCGCTCATATCGAAGCCTGGGCCGTTCTTTGGGCATCCTGAGCTGGCGCCGAGACTCCGAAATCGAGCGATCCCGGACTGCAAGCCTGATATTTGCAATGTTTTCAATCAAAGCACGATGTTCATGTGTTATATACAAACATTGAAACGGTTGAATTAAATCGTGTGTTGATTGAATGGGGGAAGTTATTACAAACATGAGAATCGTGGTGTTCAACTCACAAAAGGGCGGCAGCGGGAAAACAACCCTCTGCTCGAATGTCGCTGTGGAGGCCGAACGCGCGGGCGATGGGCCGGTGTATGTGATCGACACGGATCCGCAAGCCTCGCTCGCGAACTGGCACCATGCGCGGAAAGAGGAGACGCCTCGGCGCGTGGAACTCACCCACTCGCTTGCGGCCACGCGCGCCGGCTTGGAAAAGATGGGCGCCAGGTGGTGTTTCATCGACACAACGCCGAGCCGCGGTGAGGATATGGCCGAATTGATCGGCGGCGCTGACCTGGTGATCGTGCCGGTGTGTCCGAGCGGGCACGACGCGCGCGCAACGGGGCCAACAGTGAGCATGATCAAGAGCCTGCAACGGCCGTTCGCATTCACAGTCAATCGGGGCAAGCCAAACACGAAGATTTTCAGCAAGACCGTGGAGTTTCTATCGAGGCATGGAGAGATCCTAATGATCGTGCGCGATCGATCCGCGTACGCAGACACGTCGATTGAGGGGCGCGTGGGGGCAGACGTGAACCGTGAGGCGGCGGCAGAGATGCGCGCATTTTGGAGCCGAATTAAAGCCCGTGTAGAAGGAGTAGAGTGCGATGCCTGACCTGACGAAGATGCCGGATGACTTGTGGCAGGAGACTTCGACGCCGCCGGCCGGCGCGAGCCAGCAGCGGAGAACAGCTCCGGCAAAACCAAAGCCGAAGAAACCGAAAGTGATCCGAGATGCGGTTCTGCAAGCCAGGATGCCGGAAGCTGAGC